AGTTCCATTTCATCCACTTTATAAAGACCACCAACAACTTCTGGAAATGTATATTGCCTCATTTCTCCCCAATGATAATTTAATCCTTTGAATCCCCATTGAAATACATCCGTAACAGCAACAAGTGGATGTGAGTCATATGCGATACCAGGTGTTTTTGCCCGATATACAAAAACATAAAAGTTACCTGCTTCAGGGACATTGCTTCCTTCAGTTAATACATCCAGTATTTCTGTTGCTAAATCATCAGGACTTTCCGTTCCGATTAAATTTTTCATTATAGGGTCTAGTCTACTCATATGTCTAATTCTTTTTCTGTGATTACTTTAAATTCCCACATACGGTCAGCACAATACTCTCTTGCTGCTTTCCATTTTGCTTGATTCCTTGCATATTCAAATGCCTCACGGATATAACCTTTGGTTTGTCTTTTGGGTTTCTTTGGTTTTACAGTTTGTTTTAGTGGTTTTACTTCGATGAGGTATCTTTTTATTTTTCCTGTATTTTCTTGAACTTTAATATAAAAGTCTGGAAAATAACGATGGACACGACTATCGTGAGGTGAAATGTATGGGAGAGCAATCTCTTCACTTCCCCATTCTAGTATTTTATTATTCTTATCACAATACACCATAAATTTTCTTTCCCAAAGTGATCTATAAATTATATTTGTTGGATCACCTTTGTACTTTCTGGGAAAGGATGGATAGTATTTTCCCCTATAAGCCATCTAAATAACTATACTATAGAAGTATTTAGAGTGCCAGCACCAAGACCAAGAGGAATATCAGATATAATGCCAAAGCTACAGAATGTAGCTCAATCATCACAGTTTTTAGTGAAATTTGTTTTGCCAAGAGGCGATTGTCGTAAATTTTTAAGACAGAAAGGTGTCAATGACCGTTTCATATCAGATAATATAGGATTATTATGTAGTGACGCAGTGTTGCCTGGAAGTGCAATGGCAACTTTAAATACTGCTGGAGATTTTCAAGGAGTTATAGAGAGATTTGCTCATACTAGAAATTTTACACAAGTAAATTTTGATTTTTATGTTGACAATGAGTATAAATCACTTAGATTTTTAGAGCATTGGATGGAGTTTATATCAGGTGGTGCTATCGCAGATCCATCATCTGACACATATCATTTTAAAATGAAATATCCAGATGAATATAAATCAAATGATACAAGGGTCGTTAAATTTGAAAGAAATCATTTCCAATTTATAGAATATAGATTTATTGGATTATTCCCTTTAGCACTTAATTCTACAAGAGTATCATATAATAATTCACAAGTCTTAAAAGCAAGTGTATCATTTAGTTTTGATAGGTATGTATGTGGTGAATCAAGTTCATTAGCAAGAGCTTTAGGTTTAGATTTAAATAATCAAGGTCGTGTAGATTCGAGAACAAAAACAGCACAAGAAGATGCTAATACTAAAACTTTAAGTCGAATTATGAGAGATGATTTAGCACTTCTTAATGAAGGGACAGATTATAGAGACTTACCTGCCAACTTAATAAAAGGGGGAGTTAATAGAAGATTTGGTGGACAATCCACGCTGTTCGATTAAAATAACCCCTATAAATAATTGTACTGAAGTGCTATAATTATTATGCCATTACCAACCATAACAACTCCTACTTATGAGTTGAATTTGCCATCGTCCAATAGAAAAATTAAATATCGACCTTTTTTAGTGAAGGAGGAAAAAATATTGATTTTAGCGATGGAATCCCAAGATACAAAACAAATAGCAAGAGCAGTAAAAGATGTTCTAGCAAAATGTATTTTAACAAAGGGAACAAAAGTTGATAAACTCTCAACGTTTGACATTGAATATTTGTTCTTGAATATAAGAGGTAAATCTGTAGGAGAGCAAATTGAAGTGATGGTCACTTGTCCTGATGATGGGAAGACACAAGTGCCTATGTCAATCAATATTGATGATATAAAAGTTCAAAAAGATAAAAATCATCAAACTGATATCAAGTTGGATGATACTTATACTTTGAGAATGAAATATCCATCATTGAATGAGTTTATAAAAACAAATTTCGACCAAGTTGAAAATATGAAGGTTGATGATACTTTTGATTTAATTTCATCTTGTATTGATCAAGTTTATTCAGAAGAAGAAACATGGTCACATCAAGAATGTACAAAGAAAGAATTATCCGATTTTATTGAATCACTAAATTCAAATCAATTTAAGATGGTTGAAAATTTCTTTACAACTATGCCAAAATTATCTCATATTGTAAAGGTGACAAATCCAAATACTAAGGTAGATAGTGAAATTAAACTAGAGGGGTTACAGAGTTTTTTCGGATAAGTATGGCACATGAAGATCTCGTGTCATACTATAAGTTGAATTTTTCTTTGATGCAACATCATAAATATAGTTTAACTGAACTTGAGAATATGATACCTTGGGAAAGAGAAATTTACATTTCGCTTTTACAGCAGTATATTGAAGAGGAAAATTTAAAAGCACAACAAGAACGTAATGGATGAGTTTGGATCACCGATAGCTGGAGGACTTAGAGGTATTAGGAGAAGTATATCTTCTAATATCTTTACTGGTCGTTCTGTTTTACCACCACAACCAGATCCACAAACCACCAACTTACTTAGTCAAAATTCACTTGCTATATCAGGTGTCGCAGTACAACTAACAAATATATCTGAACAAGTATCAACATTAAATAATTCTCTTGGAGTTTTAAAATCAAATTTAGAGATAAGTGACCAGTTAGATAGACAGAGAGAAGCAGCTAAACAAAAAAGAGAAGCAACATTAGCAGAGCAAGGACTTAGAGAGGGAAAAGAATCTGACTTAGAAAGAAAAATACAAAACGCATTATTGTCACCAGTAAGAAGAGTCGCAGCAAAGACACAAGGTATATTAGGTAGACTTGCTGAATTTTTATTCATATTAGCTAGTGGGTGGTTAACTGATAAATCTTTAACATTCCTTAGATTACAATCGGAAGGTAATATTGATGAACTGAAGAAATTCAAAGAAAAATTTTTAAGAGACTTAGGTGTTTTAGCAGCAATTGCCACTACTATGGTTGTTGGTATCGGTGCTTTAGTAACATCAGTGGGTTCTATTGCAGGTTTAGCAGTCAAATTTGCATTTTCTGCTTTACTAGCAAGACCATTTACAGGTGCCTTAAACTTTATTAGAAATAATGTAAATAGTTTTAGAAAGAATTTTGTTAAGTTTGCAAAAAAATTAGTAGAGGAAGGTCCAGAAGCATTATCAAAACAAGGAAAAAAGTTACTTAATGCTAAAACTATAACATCAGGAGCAGGAATAACAGCAGGTACCACTATTGCTGCTAGTCAACCTGGATTTAGAGAACGAATAGGAAATTTCTTTAAGAGTGTAACTGGAAAACAAGTAGTTACTGAATCCCTTGAGGGTGTTAGTCCTAAAAATTCAGGTTTAGCTGCTGCTAAAAAAGCCACATTGAGTAAAAGCACTCTTGGATTGGATGCACTTTTTGCTTATCTTGATTTCCGAGGTAGAAAAAAAGAGGGTCAAAGTAATAAAGAGGCTGGAATGGGAGCCACTGGAACAGCTTTAGGTTCACTCGCTGGTTTTTTTATAGCGATGACACTTATACCAGAACCAATTTCAAGTGTAATTGGTGGAATCGGAACTGGTATATTAGCAGGACTCACTGGTGGTGTTAGTGGTAGTTTGATTGGTGGAAAAATTGCTGATGAGGCATCAGGTTTAAATGAAAGAAAGAGAGAAGAATCAAAAGTATCATCTGAAAATGATAAAAACGTAAAACCCACTAATGTAGATGAAACCCTAAGTTATGAACCTGTCGATACAAAAAATGCTTCTGCTATTACACCTACGTCAAAAAAAGATTCAAAAGTATCAGAACTCATTTCATCTTTTACAGAATCACCAAATATTCAATTAATTCCTTTAGGTAATAACGATAAACAAGACACATCAGCGATGGCAAACATGGCGACGAGTTCAAAAACACCAAGTGATTATATACCTAACATCCCCTCATCAGATTTTGCGAATAATTTTATCGGACTCTCTGAATCAATGTATAATGTGGTGGTATAATGTCAATAAAGGATAGAAGAAACGCAGTACTGAAATCATCAATCAGTCTCAACACAATAAGAGCTTCAGTCACAAATTTCACAAAGGGTTTGGCGAGTGCTAGACAAACTGCATCTGAAATTGCCCAATTAACAAACGAAAATAATAAATTCAAAAGAACTTTGATAAGTAATGATAATAATTATTTTGAAAAGAGAAGGGAAAACGTAAGAAGAAAACAGAGAGAGGATGAATTAGAGTCATCAAGTGTAACTGGAGTTGCAAAAAAACAAGGTAATGTAATCTCTAGGAGCACGAAAGGTTTTCTTGGAAGAATCTTAGATTTCTTTGGTATAGTATTGATAGGGTGGTTTGTTAATAACTTACCACAAATTATAAAAAGTATTACAGGTGTAATAAATCGTATACGAGATCTTATTGGTTATTTGACAAATTTTATAAATGATGTTGGTGATTTTTTCATCAGCTTAAAAAATGGAATTGTTAGTTTATTTCAAAGTCTTCCGATACAAGATTTACTACAATTACAGAAACAGAATGAAGATGCACTTGACGGTGCAAATGCTAACTTAGGCAGAATAAGAAAAGATTTGATTGCAGTCGGAAATAAATTTAATGATCCTAAAAATGCTAATCTTGAAGACTATCAAGGTAATGAAGAAATTTTAAATGAGAATGATTTTAATCTCGTTGAAACAAAAACTAATGCAAATGAAACTGAAAATAATGCAACGGATACAAAAGTAGATTTGAAGGATGAAAAAGTAGCAACGGAGTTTACTGCCGTTGACACATCAGGGAACACAACAATAGCACAAAAAGATTCAGACCCTAATAATCAAAATTTGATAAGTGGTATCAAAGATACAGAAGAATTTAAAGAGATTGCTTCAAAAAATGCACAAAGTCAGGGTGAAACTATAGAGAATAGGAACGCTGATAATGAATTAGAAAAAAAACAAGAAGAATCAGGTGGTGTTACAGCAAGATTAAATAACTTTTTTCAAGATCTTTTTGGTGGTAAAGGAAAACAAGAAACTGAATCGCAAGAAATTCAGAGTGCACAAAATAAGGATGTAAATACTGGAGTTACTGCAGGTATTGCACAAATTAAAGAAACAATAAATGCGGTTAATGAGGTCACAATGAGTGGTGAAAAGAAAGATGTTGCTTCAATCACACCTCCTTTAAAGGTAAGAGATGATATGAAATCAAAGAAAAAATCTGGAGATACTGTTATTATAGTTGAAAAAGCTGTATCAATGAATAAACAAATACCCTCTACCACGACTGTTGGTAGTAAACCTGGATTAAATAATATTGGTGGATTTAATTTTGATAATGAAAAAATTGTCACTAAAAAAATTCAAACAATCATACTTAGCACATAATGGCATCAATAGATAAATCAATTTACGAAAAGTTTATAGTTGAATCCGCAGACGGAACAAGGACTGCTGATATATCAGAGGGTGTCATAGCGTTCACATATTTTGAAAACATATTTTCACCATATTTGACTGCTAGAGTAATCGTAACTAATACAAGTGGTGCGATTGAGGGTGAAGATGGTAATTTACAATCAGTATACAATGGATTACCTTTAAGAGGAGGTGAGAGAGTTCTAATTAAAATAGCAGGTAATTCAGAACTTAATGATGGATTAGATTTCTCTAAAAGTCCTTTAAATTATTTTTATGTAGCCTCAATAACAAATGTTTTGATAGATGAAGGCACAGAAAGTTTTACATTGAATCTTGTGTCAAGAGAAGCAATAACAAATGAAACTAGTAGAGTTGGTAAGAAATTTCCAACTTCGCAAAAAATATCAGGATCTGTGGATGATATTTTGAAAAAATATCTACGAGTTGATGGTGATAAAATTGGTGAAATTGAGGAAACACAAAATACGTATGGATTCATAGGAAATATGAAAAAACCATTCACAATCATAACTTGGTTAGCATCTAAATCTGTTTCTGGAAAGGCAAAACCTGGTGAGGATTCGTCTGCTGGATATGTATTTTATGAAACAAAGGAGGGGTTTAATTTTAGATCTCTTGATCAAATTATGGAATCAGAACCTTTTGAACGAGATTTCCTTTACACACCAGGAGTTATCAAAGAAGATGATCCGAATAAAGATTTTAAAATACTAACTTATAGTACAAATAGAAATCAAGATTTGATTGGAAAACTAGAAAGAGGTGCTTATAGTAGTCAGAGATATTACATAAATCCTGTTTCATTCAAACCATCTATTTCAGTATTTAATTCAAATAATTACATCGGTAAAGCTAATAATTTAGGTGATAAAGAAATAGAATTACCAAGAATTGATAATGATAGTGATAAAACTTTAGGTGATCTGCCAAGTCGTATATTTGTTAGTATGCTTGATGTAGGAACTCTTGAAAAAGATGCGGAAGATGAAGGGTGGAATGATCCAGTAAAAAGAAACGCAGATCCAGCAAGAATACATGCTCAATCTATGATGAGATATAATCAAATATTCACTCAGGTTGTTGAAATTACAGTACCCCTCAATACACAACTTAATGCTGGCACTATAATAAGATGTGAATTTCCTCAGTTATCTGATGTTGAGAGAAAAACAAGTGATCCTGAGATGAGTGGACTATATATGATAAAGGAACTAGCACATTATTTTGATGGCAAAGGTTCATATTCAAAATTAAAAATAGTTAGAGACTCTTTTGGAAGAAAATGATAGAAAATAATTTACTCAAAACAAATTTTTTAGGCAAGGATGGATTCCGTTGGTGGATTGGTCAGGTTGCACCAGAAGCTGCACAGGGAAATCAAATTAATCAGATAGGAAATACTTGGGGATGTAGGATGAAAGTTCGTATTTACGGATATCATCCTGCAGATATAACGGAGTTAGCAGACGATGATTTGCCTTGGGCTCAAGTGCTACTTTCTTCACAGGGTGGTTCAGGAAAAGCAAATCGTGCAAGATCAATTCGTGTATCACCAGGCGATACTGTGATGGGATTTTTCCTTGATGGTGATGATGCACAATTGCCTGTAATTTTAGGTATATTTGCGAATACAGGACCATATTATGCAAGTGATGAAGAATATAAATCACCATTTCAACCATTTACAGGATACACAAGTAAAATAAAACCAAATAATGAATTTATATCAAAAAATGAAGGTGGGGATGATTCTAATAAGAGTCAAAAGTCACCAAGATTTTTAACAACAGAAATTATTGACGATTTAAATAAAAAATTAGAAGAAGGAAAAGCAAAACTAGACCAACTAATTCAACCTAATGATATACTCGGTAATTTATTAGGTGGTCCTGTTGCTGCATCAGAGTTAAAAGATATGCTTGATTCAGGTGCAATACAAACTGG